TTTTTTTAACAACTTCTTATATCAGTGATTAATTTTATTTATTTTATTTTTTTAATAACCGGTGTGCCCAAACCCACCTTTTCTATCTGTTTCTTCTAATGTATCTGTTTCTTCCCATTCGATTATTTCATATCTATTAATCACCATTTGAGCTATTCTATCTCCATATTTAATAGTATATGCAACATCGGATAAATTCATAAGTATCACTCGAATTTCATCAATGTAGTCAGAATCGATAGTACCCGGTGCATTTGTTATTGTTAATTTGTGCTTTGCTGCTAATCCACTTCTGGGTCTTATCTGTGCTTCATATCCCCACCCTTGTCTACATGTTGATTCAAACATAGGAGGCGGAAGTTGAATAAATATACCAGTAGGAATTATATATTGCTCATTCGGTTGTAATATTATATCATATACTTCATTCGCTTCATTTTTTAGATTTGCTCTTAGATCCATTCCAGCTGAGCCGGTTGTAGCATAATTGGGCAATTCAAATTCTGTCTTGTTTATAATTTTTACTTTCATTTATTTTATTCTTATTTTTTTAATTTAAATCCACTCAACTTCTATTTAATTTATATAAGAAAGTTTTAAAAAACAAAAGAGGACCTTTTTTAAAGACCCTCTTTTTTTCAGGTTTCCGATAAGAAAAAGCGATTTATTTAATCACTTCACCTGCTTCTTCATTAACGACAACTATTTCATCTTCTGAATTAATTTCTGGTTCTGATTTACCAACTAAATCACCATCAATTGAAAGAGCTCCGCCCCAAATTTTGAAATCATTACTTAATCGTTGAACAATTACATTATATGCATTAAATAATTTAATTCTTTCGCCTATCTTTGTAAGAACTTGAAGATACTCGTAATGATCTTTATTAATTCCTTTAACTTTATATTTTGCAATAAGATGATAAAATATAATAATATCGTTTACATTTATATATGTTATATATTCTTTATTTTCATTTTGTTTAAAATCTATATCCAAATAATTATCTTTGAGATCTTTTAATTGAAATACTTCATTTTGATCATATTCTAATTTATTATTAAATACATTAAAAATAAATTTACGTTCATCGTATGTAAGAGGAAATATAAATGTTAGTTCATTAAGTTTCTTTTGAAATCCATTAAAAAGATATTGAGCTATATCATATATTTTATCTTTTTGTTTTTCTGTGAGTTTTTTAACTTCATCTAAATTAGGGTCAAACTTCTTAATCATGTTCATTAGATTTCTCTCTTCTTGTGTATATTTATCTACAAAATCTGGATCTAGAAATTCTTTTGCTGTTTTTTCTATAATATTTTTTGCTTCGCGTAATTTGACTAATTCTTTCATGGAATCGTCTTCTGTATTGTCTTTAAGAGTTTCTACAAGTTCATGATACCCCTCTATATCAAATTCTTTTTCAGTTGAAAAATCGAAATTTTCAAGTTCGTCAGTGGATGATGCCATTTCATAATTCTCTTTTATTAATGTGTCATTTATTATGTCCTTTGTTTCTTCGTTATTATTCATATTTTATAATTTTTTTATTTTTTTTATATTTATTTATTTGTTATATAAATCATTGTAGTGAAAGTTTAAATAAAAAAGGGGTCAAATTACTTTATTCTATTATTCTTTTACTATATTCGAAGCTAGTACATTCACTTTTTCGATTAATTTATCTATTCTAGAATCTAACTTCTTATCTATTCCTTCGTACCTAGATTCTCTTATTGTGATTTCATTGTTAAGAGCATTAATACCACGTTGTTCTGAATCAAAAATCTTTCTTCCCAATTCCTCACCTAAATAAGTAATACGATTATCTAAATCTTTCAATTTTAATTCTACGATTTTTTTATGTTTCATAAACTTATAAGACATCACCCCTAACCATGTTAAAAACACAACTAAACATGTACCCAATATAGTCAACAAAACAATTATTAAAATATTATTCATATTATTTATATTTATTTTTGTTCGACCCCCTTTATTACAATTTCATATTATCTCCTTTTTGAATAACCATTGACTTTACGGACAGGAGTATTTTGACTTTCTTCTTGTTCTTTTTTGTCTTTCTTCTGTTTTTCATATTCTTTCTGGAGACGATTTGCATTTTCTACAAGTTTTAAAGAAAACTTTTCAATAATACCAGTTGATGTATTAATTTCAGGTTCCTTGATTCTTATTGTTCCCTTATCTAAATCAAATTCAATCTTATCTATCTCTTGTTCAATAAGAATTTGTTTTGTTTGTTCATCAAAATTATCGAAATAATCTTCATTAAAAACTACAAGTAAGTCAGAGTCCAATAAATATGAATAGGTGTCTGTAATCTTAGTTATTTTTATTAATTTTTTTTGCTTACTATTTGCCACAAATGTAAATTTAACATCCATAGGCATAGCGAACGATGCCTCGATATTTTTAAAATACTTCATGATGTCTTCACTTAGCTTCTCATACTGTTCCTTTGCCATAATTTAATTTATTTATTTTTTTTGTATATGATACGATGTAATTAACGTATTAATTAATAATATACTGATATATTTTAAGAGTTTTAATTTTATGAAAAAATTATAAATTCTAAAACAACATTATAAAATTTATAAGCATTATAAAAACTTTAACTAACCCCGCTACAAATACTGAGGTAAATAATAGTAATATGATACCAAAAAATATGTATAACAATGCTTGATGATATTTATATTTATATCTTAGAACTATTAAAACATTTACAGTGTCTATTCTATCTATTTTAGATATAGAAACAACTTCAGTTAAACCAATAGTAAAGAAATAACCATCTATAGATGATATGAATTTTTTAACTTCATTATCAAGAAAATCATAACCATAATTTCTTAAAACTGCTTGTTTATCTTCAGTAATATTTAAAACTGTATACAATCTACCATATAACCTATCATATCTAAATTTATATCTATTAGAAAGAACATTCATATTCTGTTTTATTATCTTTCGATATTTAAAATATCCTAATATTTTACCAAACATAAGGGATCAGTTTTTTCTTTTTATAAAGAGAATTGACTTAAATGTTTTATTTTTTTGAATTGAATTTAGATGGTTCATTAGTTGGAATTAACATGTCATCATTATTATTTGATGCTAGTGGTGCTGGGGTTCCAATTTTTTCCAACATTTTTCCAACATTAGTATCTAACTTGCTCATATGTCCAAGAGCCTTAACATAGAAATCTTTACTTTCTTTAGATTCAACAGATGTCATTTGTACTCTAGACATACCATAATCTTGTCTTGGAGTTTTTATAGTGCTGTTATTAGATAATATTGAAATAATATCATTCTTCTTAGATTGTAAAACATCTAATGATTTTTCGAATTTTTCTTCATCTATTAAAGAAAGAACTAAAATACCATTTGAAAATTTAGAAAGTTTATCAATAGATTCCATATCAACATCCTCTAACGCATCACTCAATTGTGTTATAGATTTAGTTAGCATCTTAATTGAATCTGTTGATGATGTTCCCATTGATGAGATTTTAACTAATACATTTGCAAATTGATTTATTCCTTTCGCCATTTGGTCTGTTTCATTAAAACTACTACTTAGATTTTTTATCGACTGTGTAAAAGTTTCAAATAAACCACCCTTGCCAAATACTTTTTTACCTGATATAGCTTTTTCGAGTTTTAATGTAAAACTCATCATTTTGTCACCCAACCCATCTATTCCAGCTAAATTTTTTGAATTACCAACAATAATACTAGCTTGAGCAAAAGCCATAATTGTTTTTGAAACACCAAGAGCCCAATCCAATGAAGGACCAGCTTTCCAAACCCCTGGTTTAGAAGATTCTAATTCATAATATCTTTCTGCTGTATTAATTATAGATCCAACTATTTTATTTAATTTTCTGACATCTCTAGAACTAAAATCAGATTTATCCATTGTTGCTATATAACTAGCAAATTTTGAAACAACTACACCAACAGAACTTGCCCATTCTAACGAAGGACCGGCTTGCCATATTCCTTTACCGTGTGTCTTTTCAGCAATATAAAATTGAAGTGCAGTATCTATTATAGAATCTACTGTTCTATTAAGTACTCTTAATTCAAAATTACGAATGTTCATACCATCGATCATAGCTAAATGCTTAAAAAATACACTCAGTGCTTTGCCAATATTATCAGTCCAATATTCTGATGGTCCTGATTGCCATAATGTTGGTGATTTCTTTTCAGCGAAACTGAATCTAAGCGCTGTTCTTATTATACCATCAACAGTTTTATTTAAAATATTTGTAGTATCACCCTTTCCTATATTTTGACTCTCTATTATTGATAAATATTTCACAAAAACTCCCAAAGCTTTTCCTATCGATTCTGACCATTCTACGGTAGGTCCTCCTGTTACTTGCCCTCCTTTAAATTTATTTGATATTTTAATAATAGCATTAATTGTACGATTTAATATTCTCATATCACCAAAACCAATATTACTATTTTCAATATCTACCAAATATTTCACAAATATACTTAATGCTTTTCCGATGGAATTGACCCAGTATTCACTAGGTCCAGATGTCCAAAGTCCTGGTGCATCTTTTTGTGCTTTTTGAAAACTCTTAGCTGTTGTGATTATTCTATTAATAGTATTTTCCAATAAAATCAACCCTCTTAAACTGACACCAGATTCTTCTATTTCTTTTAAATTATTAACAAAAGTATTAATAGCTAAACCTGTTGATAAAACCCATTCCATTGATGGTCCAGCACTCCATAAATTTTTATGTAGCATTTGAGCTGTTTTGAAACTTAATGCCGTAGAAATCATAGTATCTATGGTTCCATTTAAAATTTTTAAATCCTTAAAATCAGCTCCAGATGATACTATTTGCTGTAAATAATTAACAAATAATGATATAGCTTCTCCAGTTCTTTTAACCCAAGAATTTGTTGGACCAGCTTTCCAAAGATCTTTATATAAAAATTCTGATATCATGAATCTGTGAGCAGTATGAATCATAGAATCTATGGTCGAATTAAGAATCTTTAGATCACTTTTATCTAATTTACTATTATTTATTCTTTCTAAGAATTCAACAAATGTTTCTATGACTTTACCAGTATTTCGTGACCAATCATCAGTTGGTCCAGCTTTCCAGATATCTTTAAATATTAATTCAGCTAGTTTAAATCTACGGGCAACACTTAACATAGTGTCTATAGTTTTATTAAGAATTTTTAAATCACCAGTACCTATTCCATTTTTTTCTATATCTGATAAATATTTTACAAATACTCCAATACTTTTTCCGACTCTGGAAGACCACTCACTTGTTGGTCCAGATTCCCAAATGCCATTTACGATCGTTTCAGCTAATCTAAATTTAATTGCTGAATATATCATCGCATCAATTGTTTTTTTCAAAACTGTTATGTCACCTCTTCCTATATCATTCTTTTCGATTTCAACCAGATAATTAACAAACACTTCAAGGGCTTTCCCAACTCCGTTAACCCATTCTTGTCGTGGATAATTACTGTTATATTTGTTCCAATCAATTTGAGCAAATATTCGAGCGGCTTCTACCATTCCTTGTGCTAATTTTTTAATACCAGTTTTTATTTCACGCCCAGTTATATCATTTTCTGCCAATTCTGCTAATGGTTTAGCGAAAGCATTGATAGCGGCTCCAACTGCCGTGCTCCAATCTTCTGATGGATAATTTTTTATACTAGACCAATCAAATTTATTAAAATCTTCAGCGGCTTGTATGATTCCTTTAACAATATATCCTATGGTAGTTGAAAACTCTCTACCTGTATCTATATCGGCATCGTCTAAAGCTTGAATAGCTGTAGCAAATGCCATGATTGAATCACCCACACCCTTTGACCATTCTTCGGATGGATAAGCACTCCAAACCCCTTTTTGTAAAATATAACTAGCATCAACCATCGATTGAGCTATTTTTTTGATTATAGAAGTTTGATCTATACCGAATAATTTACTTATTAAACTTCCTATAATACCACCAGAAAGCATCATTGAACCTTCAGCAAATGCTCTAATCGACATTGAAACACCTTTTGCCCATTCCAAAGTAGGACCACCTTTATAATTTCCTTTTTGCAGAATGATAGACACATCTGCTATTGTTTTAGCTATGCTTCGCATAGATATACTTCCTAATTTAATTAACGGATAAAGTAGGGCAAATGTTCCAGAGGTTAATCCGACAGCTAATAATAGAGCTCCTGTACCCAATGCCCACTCAATTGATGGTCCACCAGTATAAACACCCCCGGATAATATTTTAGAAACTCCAACTACAGTTGTAGCAATTATTAACATGGCTAACGCTCCAACTGCCATTCCAGCTAATCCTAGCCCACCTGTTGCAATAGTGAGTATTCCAAGTAAAGCCATTGAACCGCCGAAAGTTATCATAGATAAACCAGTTCCAGCTGCCCAATCGAGTGTTGGGTAATTTTTATATAGTCCCATTGCTAATATATGTGAAGATAACGCTATTACTCCAGCCACTAACATAACAGCTGCAGAACCTAATAAAATAGAAACTGGGTCCATTTTCCCCATTAACATCATAGCCCTACCAAAAGCCAACAATGACATTCCTGCCCCTAATCCCCATTCTAATGTTGGATATTGTTTATAATTTCCTATTCCTAATATAAATGAAATAATTGTTATAGTACCAGCCACCGTAAATGCTATTAATCCTCCTTTTATGAAATCATTAACATTTTTATTTTTACCAAGTAAATACATTGCACCACCAAACGCGATCATTGATAACCCCACTCCAATAGTCCAACCCAATGTTGGATATTTATCATAATTTCCAATAGAAAGTATAAGACTGGTTAACACTATTGTTCCAGATATACCTATCATAATAGCTCCCAAAGACAACATTTTTTTGGCATCAATTTTACCCATTTTATCTATCATCAACATTGCTCCAGAAAAAGCTATCATTGATAAACCTACTCCTATCGACCATTTCCAGTCTGGATAGTTGCTATAATTTCCAACAGCTAATAACAAACTAGAAATAGCTATAGCTCCAGATATGAGAACTATATTTTTAGTACCTTGCCATATTTCTTTGTCGTTTATTTTCTTAAGTAATAGTATAGCTGGTGTTAACGCTAATACTGATATACCAATAGCAATGCTAGTAATAACCAATCCAAGTGCTTCTTTAAATGAAAAATAACTGATTTTAGTTAATATCCAACTAGCAGCAACTATACCAACAGATATTGCAGCCATCATTAATCCAGTATTAACAACAGATTTTAAATCTAAGTCTCCAAGATTTTCTATCAATGGTTTCATCAAAAATATCACAATACCGATAGTCGCAGCTATAAATATAGTGCTCAACATTTGAGCGAACGATAATGGTTTAATAAATTGTAACACTAATGATGATGCAACTAATCCGGCAGCTACAGCCGGAAGAACTATTGGAAGCAATAAAAATTTACCAACAGTATCACTTTTTATTTCAGTTTCTTTGAGAGAATTAGAAATTAACAATAAACTCATACCCATAGCTCCAGCTACAAAAACCGTAGTTAAAACTTGAGCAATACTCATAGGTGAAATCATACTAAGAAAAAAACTAGATAAAGCTATTCCAGCTGCAATTAGAGGTAAAACCAATGGTAGAAGAAGCATTTTCGAATAATCCTTAGCTTCTAATTTAGAATCGTTAATCGCCTTTGCCATTAAATAAAGTGATACCCCTAAAGTAGCTGTTATCATTATAATAGACAAAGACTTAACTAAAGTAATACTAGCAGATATGGCTAATAACCAACTAGAAACAGAAATAGCACCAGCCATCATTATCATCAACCCCATTGTTTGTTTGACTTTCTTAGAGTCCATTTCTTTTGTAATATTAGAAACGGCTACAAATGCTCCTGTTATGAAAACTAGTGCTAAACCTATGGCTAATACTGACATGAAATCAACAGGTGCTATTAATTTGAAAGCTAATCCGATAGCTAAAATACCACCAGCTATTAATATAATAACTTGAACAGCATCTAAAATCTTTTTCTTATTGTCGACTTCGGAGATGTTACCTAATCCTCCACCTTCTTTCTGTTTTTTGAGTTCTTGAATTTCTCTTATTATCTTATCATTTTGCTCTCCTATTTTATCAACAGATTCTTTTATTATTTCTATGTTTTTAACAATTTCACCTATACTGCCATCCATATTGGATAACAATCTAGTGACATTATCTACATTTTCTCTTTTAGTATCTTGTTTGAGGAGTTCTACGATACCTTCTAGTGCTGTACTAAAATCTTCTAATCTTCTTACGTATTCTCTGTCTATTGCTGGCATTAAAAAAAACGGTTACAATTTTTATTTTATATATTAAAATTGTAACCGTCTATTTTTCTTTTTAAATTTAGAAATATTTCTGTTTATTCCTTTCTACTTCTTTTTGTAAATTTGCTATTTCATCATCCAAAGCTTGAACCTTAGCTTGTTGAATATTTATTTTTTCCGTTTGATCAGCTACAAAATCCTGTTGAGTTTTAGCATTATTTGGATCATCTGGGTTATTTGGCATCAAATCTCTTTGAGCGTTTTGTAATTTTATTATTTCGTCAGTGATTAATTTTTTTTGTTGATCGATCATCCGTATTCTATTTTCTATGTCGGTAATTTTTAATTTAGCATCATTTTTCAAATTTAATTCTTGATTTTTTTGATCAGGGGTTTGAGCTAATTTAGCTTGATTTTTTTCTATTCCATAATCTAATGAATTTCTCATATCGTCAGCGTTAAATGCCTCGTTAAATTGTTTAAAAGTCTTTATCATCTGGTGCAGTTTTTTCTTCTATTTTTTTAATTTTTACATCAATTTTAATTTTAGGATCGCTCTTATATTTAATGATTTTTATTTTACTTCCATTTTTGATAAGGGTATTAAATGTAACTTTTTTAAATTCTACCTCTCCTTCTGTATTCGCAGTTTTAATTCTAATTCCCCATAAAGATCTATGTTCATTTACCTTTGATTTTTCTACAAACATATTTTCCATTTTTATGAAATCTTTCATATAAATATTATCATTTATGAGTTTAACACTTCCTCTTTTTTCAAGTCCTAGTAAATATCTCATTGTTGATAATACTTCCCCATAATCTTTAAACCTACTAAACGGGCTAATTGTGTTTTCATCACTTTTTAGATACTTATTGTAAAAATTAGATACAGTTAAACTAAGAAAATTATTTAAAGGTAGCGGAGCTTTGGGTGCAATAGAAACTATCGGGGCGATTTCTTCATTTATAAAACCATCAAAAGAAAATATAAAAGACGCGTTTACATTCTCTGGATTGGACACTGATGATGTGTTAGTTGATTTATCCGTTGGTGTATTTTTCAATTGCTCCATCCACTGATTAAGAGTGGGGAATAAATACTTAACATTGCGAATCTTTTTATCGTCCACTATTATTTGTCCTTTAATATCATTGTCTGTTATTGTTTTATTAATAACACCAATTCCATTCAAATGGTAAAGTGGCACATTTCCCTCTGATGTATAAAATGTCAATCCATACCCATATCCGTCTTGTGCTTCAATAATAAAATTTTTATTAGCTAACACATATACCCCATTATATTCTACCTCATTAGAAGTTGGGGTTGTATTTGCGGTTGATTTTCCAAGATATTTATTTATAATATTTTTAAGATCATCATTAGTTTTAATTTTAATTTTAGTAACACCACTTGTTGTTGGAGTAGTTGACGGTTCGGGTGCTGTCTTTGATTTCGATGCCATAGCATCGATCTCTGCTGTTGTATATTCTTCTAATAAAAATTCTGAAAATTTTAACATTTTATATATTTTTTAATTTTTAGCCATTATTTAAAGATTATCATAGTAGAATAATCAACTGCTGTAATTGGCGTTGGAATAATTATCCCATTTGTAATCTGATTAATATTTGGAAAATATGCTTTTTGCCAAGTATCATCTTCGAATGTAAATATAGCTCCGACTTTCCATTTAAACATTGGACTATTTTTCAAATCGCTTATTTCTATGGGCTCAAGTGGTCTTCTGCCATCACTCGAGTACATTAATATATCATTACGACCAGGCTTAACTCTATATCCAGTAAATCGAGTGGCGGTATTTAATACAGTTTCCTTTAAATAAAAATAAAGAAATCTTGTATTTCGTGACACTGGGGTGTCATTGGATTGATGTGAAATAAAGTTAGAAAATCCAAAATATATACCATTCAAATAATATTGTTCAGCTGAACCAGCTTTATTCTTATTTATGAAATCCATCTTTAAGAAATTTTTCAAATCTGGATTACAAGCTTTGGTATCATGATTAGTATCATATATACTCGTAGCATAATCACTAACTTTATTCTTAACATTTGGATCTTTTTCTAATTTATCTTCAAATATTTTATGTAAATTTATATTACCTAAATATCTATATATTTTAGATTCTGGTTTTGTATAACTATTATGCAAACTACATAATATATAAGAAATTTTATCATTATAACTAACTTGTAAAACTGATAAACTATTTTCTCTTGGAGAACCACTGATAGTTCTGAGACCAACTTTTTCAATGTTGGATATATCTGACATGGCAGTTGTTGTTGTAATAACGGTTCTATTAATTTTATCACCATCAGAAGATGAATCTCTGAAAGAATCTTGTAATGTTCTGGCTTTAAATGGATCTAAATTATAAGCATCAATATCAATAAAGTAAACCCATTCACCTTTTGCTTTTTCAACCAATCTTTCCCAATATGTTCTAAGTGCTGAATCTTCTTTATAATCAACCCCACCCCCTTTTTCTGGTGTTATACCAGTATATGTCGGGGTTTTGCTTATTCTATAAATAATTCTAGCAACAACATACTGAATATTTCTTATACCTTCTAAACTCACCAATTTAGCAACTTCGTCTTTAAATGTAGGATGTTGCTTGAATATTTCAGCAAGTGTCTTAAAATCAATTTGATCAACTGTCGTAATTCCGATTTTAGCAAGATATGATTTAGTGTCGACTATCTGCGAAGTTTGTCCTGTTGCTCCAGCGGTATTAAGAACATCACCTAATATTTGTGCTATTTTTACTCCAGAACCTATTTTTTCTAATAGCATTTTATCATTTTTATAATTCAAACTTTCAACTGTAGTACCAGTTGCTGTTTCAGCTTGTGGTTGAGGTTGTACCTGTGGTGGTACCTGTGCAGAAGCTTTACCAATTAATTGATTTATTTCTATACATTTGTTTTTAACAGTGTCTGGCCCACATGTTCCGATTTTATCTATTATAACTTGCTCTACTTGAGGGGTGAGTTTATATCTTGGACAATATTTCATTTTTTCATCTTTAAGAAAAGCAATGATTTTATCAAGAGAAGCAATGATTGCACCAGCTTGTTCATCTGTAAAAGTTACATTTTCTCTTGTATGATAAGGGTGTAATTTTTCAAATTCATTATTTATATCTATTTTTAAATTAGCACATTCAATAAATAATTCGAGTTGTTCAATAGTATTATTTATTTCAGATGTCGCTACTTCGTCTGCTTCATAATCACCTTTAGTGGCTTCCATTCCTTCTTTCCATCTTACGTAACTATTCAAACTATCTTGTAACTGATTTTTCTTTGTATAATCCATAAAAAATAAACTACATATAATAGGATATTCATCTTCTTGTGTTGTTTGTTCTCTGTTATCTTCCTCATTGTTTTCTGGATTATTATCATCCTGTGTTTCTTTTTTAATTAATGGATCCACAGGATTTTGAAGATCAATATTTTTCAAAGCACAAAATCTCAATAAACCAGCAAAATATTCATTTTCTAATTTATTTTTCATATATTGTAATCTACCCATATCTACCCCTTGTTTAAAGTATCTAATAATACTAAATAATGCTCTACCAACGAGTGATTCGGCGAATCCTGTCTTATTTTGAAATTCACTTGGTATTGAAGCTTCTAATAATATTTTTTTAAATCTATCAAAGGGTGTTATATTTTTAAGTTCCATTTTACTAATTTATTTTTGACATTGACATTTTGAGTTATATATTAAAAATTGATTTTCTTTTTTATAAAAATAAATCTAATTTTTTCTATTTTACATAATGAATAATTTTTATATTAGAACTTTTATTTTTTTTTGAGGTTTTCTTTTTCAATTTCAAAAATAAATATATAATCGTGAAAAAAATTTAACTAAATGTTCATAGATTATTCAAATGTTAATAATTTAATAATCCAATCTAAAAATGTACATGGTGATAAATACGATTATTCTCTCTTAAAACCAACTTCGTCTAGAAATAAATCTAAAATAATTTGTCATATTCATGGTGAATTTGAACAAAGAATATATTTACATATTTTAAGAAAGCAAGGATGTCCTAAATGTCAGGGATTAAAAATGAATATTGATGAGTTTATAGAACAATCTAATATTATACATATGAATAAATATGATTATTCAGAAGTGAAGTTTTTAAAGAAAAAAAGTAAAATTATTATCATATGTAAAGAACACGGAAGATTTGAACAATTAGCGTCTTCACATTTAAATGGCGCCGGATGTCCCAAATGCGCCGGATGTTCTAAAAGTAACAAAAATGAATTTATAAAAAAATCTTTGATTATTCATAAAGATAAATACGATTATTCAAATATCAAATATATAAATGCCAAAACCAAAGTAAAAATAAAATGTAAAATTCATGGTGATTTTTTACAGTCGCCAAACAAACATTTAATGGGGCAAGGATGTCCTAAATGTTCGGTTAATAGTAAAGGTGAAAATAAAATAGAAAAAATATTAAAAAAAGCAAATATTAAATTTGAAATTCAAAAAACCTTTGAAGATTGTTTATTTAAACGAAAGTTAAAATTTGATTTTTATTTATTGGATTATAATGTGTGTTTAGAATTTGACGGAGAACAACATTTTGAAAAATATAGATTTGAAAAAGATGATAAAAAATTAATAGTAAAAAAAAAAAGAGATTCAATAAAAGATATATACTGTAATGAAAATGATATTAAACTTTATAGAATAAATTATAAAGAAAATATTGAGAAAAAAGTCAGAAAAATATTAAATGATTATAAAATTTAGACAACATGTAACTGAGAAAAAACTAGTAGAATATATTAAGATTTCTGAAAAAAAGCAAATGCTTTTAGAATCATCAGAATTCAATCAATATCAAATGGGGCTAGATAATGCTTTTCAAACATTCGGACCCGGATATGGAATGGCTAGTGATCCCGGACTTTCAATTTATTCTCCTGATTCTAACCCATATGTTGATATGTACGCCAGATCAGCCGGAACAACATCTAGGTTAATGCAAATAATACAGCAAGTTTCTAAGGAGATGGCTGATGATCATATATTTACTAGAAAAACAGATAGATTTTTAGAAGATATAGATGAGTATAAAAATATAAAAATATTAAGAATATTTTCAAATGAAAATTTAAAATTAAATATTTATATTTCATTTGATTTTATAGACAAAGAATATTTTGGAGTGTATAGAAATTTCAATTCCTCTCATCAAAAACCCACATTAGATTCTGAAATACTAACAGATCCAGCTTTAAGTTATATAGATAAGGAATATTATTTTAAATTAAATCAATACTTATATAAAATCATTTTCAACTTCTTCATACCAGCACCCGGTACATATAAAAATCTTAAGAAAGATTGTATATTGAAAGATGATATGGGTCAGTTAAAATATCTTAAAGAGGGTAAAATTGTAAACGTCAAGGGTTATAATACAGACGAAAATAATGACCCTTATGTGACTATGGAAATAGAAGGAAAAAATCTTTATTTAACTGGAAATAATTATTTTTATTTTAAATATTGGTTTGATCCCATTACAATTAAATGAAATTTATTAAAAAATATTTTATTCGATATGTTAAACAATAAGCAACAATTCATATTGGCATTGATTTTCATAGTTACATTCAGTATTATTTCTGGATTCATCTTCATATATGGGGCAATGAAAGATGTAGGAATATGGGAAGTATATAAACCTTATTTTAATATGTTTTTAGTTCCTGTTGGGACAATTATAGGTTATTATGCTAGAATGTATAAAACAGGTGATACGACAGTAACAGAAGAAAAATTGGATAATTAAGAATTTAATTTTTCAGAGTCATCATAACCGGTTTTTAGAAATTGGTTATCTGGTTTAATGTTCATGATATTATATTCGTTAAAATTCGAGGCGTCAACTTCTTTATACGCTTGCATAAAAAGTATAATTGGTATTTTACTACCATCGTTAAGATAACAAAAAGTATCATCTTGTTTTCGTATCGAAACTACAGACATTGGATTTGTTTTTAAAACATATATTTTACCAGTGTATCCCTTATTATTATCATTTAAATATTTGTTTATACACCCTTCTATAAAAGAGCTTTTATTGATATTGTTTTCATCTGCTACTTGTTCAAATGCTTCATAAATTTTTTGATCCACAGAATAAGTTTTTGTTATTTTAGTCATAGTAATGGTTATTTTATTTTAGTTTATATATTAAATTAAAAATGTTAAAAATGTTAAAAATAACAAATAAAAATATTATTTTACCACCTTATTAAAGATGTATAATTTAAAACTAGTTTGTCCATTTATAATGTTAGTTCTTTGAATATCATTACCCGTTATAGATTTAATTACTTTATATGTTCCTATTAATTTTTTATCTTCGAATATTTTAGTAACTCTACCTTCTGTACCATACGCTCCTATAACAGCAATAAATTCATTACCAATAACTGTTTTTAAAAAAGTTATTCTTATATCATCTAATTTTCTTCTATCTATTAGTGTATTATTCCACGGGTTTCTTAAATCTAATGTAGTATCAGTATTTCTAATATCTATTTTCACTACTTCTGTAGAACTAGAAGATGAAGAGACTCGTTGTTCTGATTCTAATTCGATCTTACCTTCATTTAAAAGATTCTGTTGATTTCTTCTAATAATATTAAAATCTGCTTGAACAATGATTCTTTCTGTCATTGCCCTATCATTTAATCTATATCCAACTGGTGGTAAACGATAAAAATCACCAGTAAACATCATTGATTTAATATTTACTGTTTTAAATAACCTCCATACTTTTTCTACATTGCTATGTTCATGAACTGACCATCCATTTAAGTGCCATCCTCTAAGCAACATATTGCCAGTATTTCTATTAACACCTAGTGTCATAGGGTATATGACTCTTTCTCTTCCACCTTTCCAATTGTCTTTATCACCCCTATAACTAATAAGCAAAATCATTCCATTTTGAACAGCTTTTACCATTAATGCTTCATTAAATCTAATGGGTCTATTTACTGGAAATCCAGGAACTAAATCTTTATCACCCGCTGCCTCTCGAATAAGATGCCCATTTTTCTTTCCAAATCTTATTTTGGGTACAAAATATAAATCTTTAGTATTGTAGAATTTTTCTATCATCTTTTTCTTATATATTAAATTAGATTACCAATTTTTATACTTGGACAAATCATCGTCCCATTCCTCTTCTCCAAATGGATCTTCTTCTGTAATTTTTCTTTCTGCCCCTGTCTCTACAATCATATAACGGTCATAATCGTTGAGAGCTTCTTCGTGTGTTCTACCATCATTAAAAGTAAATACACAATAGGCACATCTGCCATCATAATCAAATTCAAGTTTAACCTCTTTGACATATCCGTTTGTAGAGTATGGTATTTTCAATTTTTCTTCCTCTCTTGGATGAAGTATAGTGAAACGAACTCTTTTATTGAGGGAGAATTTTCTGATAATTCTCACAATATCTTCGAATGGAGTTTTTGAACCGGTTCTAAAAACATGTCTATAAAAATTAGCAATATTATAAACCTTTTCACTATTAGAGGATTCGTTTAATAAGTTAAAAATTTTTAAATGTTCCATTCAAAGAATAATTTATTTGTATATATTATTTTTTTAAAATCTAAGATGTTAAAGTTCTTAATATCCACCAACTGTCTAATATATCATCCCAGGGTTTTGGAATGTTTTTAAGTTTTAACAAATCATCTTTATATTTAGAAAGAATTTCGTATAGTTTATCTTCAAACTTCATGTTTATAATAGCTTCCATCATATCTTTTTTATCAAAACTGCCACCAGCTACCCCTTTATGATTTCTATTAACTATTTCTCTACCTTTTTTATCTACTGTAAATCCATATGATTTTTTTGCGGCGAAACTTTTTAATGTCATAGGAGAAATAACTATCAACTTATTTAATTTTGGAACATTCAATAATTTTAATCTTAAAAGAGTACTAAATGTAACAATATCTATTATTGAATTACCTTTTAATCCATAATTATACCCTTCTATCGCTATTAGAGTTTCTTCCTTTATATCTACATTTCCTATTATTTTATTATAGATAAGATCGGTGACATAATCAAATTCTCTCAATCTTATTATTTCACTTTCAGTATAATTATCTATATCTTTATACGTATAATTAATGAATTCATAATCAAAATAATTCATTGTTTTTTTAATCCATCCAACACTTTTTTTTAAAGTGGTAAAATTAAATAATATTAATTCATCTTTTCTTAATATTGACATACCAGTTGAATCTATTGATATATCTATTCCTACATAATTCATTATTTATAAATTACTTTTTATATGTTCTTTGTTTTTTTATATATAGAAAAAAACACGACCAAATCACAAATGAATCACTTAAAGATCTTAAACAATGTGAGTGAAAAATTAAATTGTTATACTGATCCAGATTGTGCTATTCAACAAATATTAAAAATAATCGGAGAATATTTAAATGTTAGTAGAACATATATTTTTGAGAATGAGGAGGGTGAATTATTTGCCACATATTCATATGAATGGTGCAATGAAGGGATAACTAGTGAAATCAACAATTTGGAAAAGGTGTCAGTTTCAATGATTCCTTTTTATAAAAATGGAGACGGTGAAATATATGAATGTTCAAATACTGAAATCATAGAAAATGAATTTTTTAAAAAAATTTTATTAAAACAATACATAAAATCTATCATTTTATCCCCTTTAAAAAACAAAGATGATAAAATCATAGGTTTTATTGGATTAGATGATTGTTTAACAAATAGAATATGGACATCTGATGAAATTATAACATTAAAAATAATTTCTAATATGATATCAAACACTTTTAATAGAATAAAAATTGAACAATTATTAAAAAATGCCAAAGATTTTGCTGAAAATTTAACTAAAACCGCTACGGCTATGATTATCGGGTTAGACACAAAAGGTAATGTGACTATATTCAATAGAGCGGCAGAAAAATTAACAGGATATGAAGCATCCGAAATTATTGGAAAAAACTGGTTTAATGGTGTAAATATTATTTCAAAAAATGAAACACAAAGAATAACCGGCGTGTTTGCGAGTCTTAGAGTAGGAGACGAATCTTTTGATTCTGTTGAAAATTCTATAATAACAAAAGATGGTGAAGTAAAATACATTTTATGGCGCAATAACGAAATTGTAGAAAATGATGAGATCGTGGGTACTATTTCATTTGGGTTGGATATATCCGATCGCAAAAAATTCGAAGAAGAATTAATTGATGCTAAAAATAAAGCAGAACGTTCAGATCAAATGAAATTAGAATTTTTAGCCAATATGAGTCATGATTTGAGAACTCCTATGAATTCTATAATTGGTTTTTCGGATCTATTAAAATCCAACAATCTTTCAAAAAAAGAAAAAAATGATTATATCAATACGATTATTAGCAATGGTAAATTTCTTATGGCATTGATTGATGATATTATAGATATTTCAAAAATAGATTCTAGTAGTTTGAAAATAGAAGATAATGATTTTGAATTGAACAAATTAATGGAAGAACTTCGTTTATCTTATTCTAAACAAGTGAAAGATAAAAATATTGAAATCATGATCGATGTTGATGTAAATAAAAATGTAATTCTACATTCTGATAAATTTAGAATTAGACAAATTTTAATGAATTTAATAGGAAATGCTATAAAATTCACAAACGATGGATATGTTAGATTTGGATACAAAGTGATTAATGCAAAACAATTGGAAATATATGTAGAAGATACAGGTCCTGGCATAGAACGCCAATTTCAAAGAGCAATATTTGAAAGATTTCGTCAATTAAATTCTAATAATAAACATAAAGGCGCTGGATTAGGATTATCTATAACTAAATCATTGGTAGAATTATTAGGATTTGGTGATATAAAATTAATTTCTGAACTAGAAAAAGGAAGTAAATTTTATTTTAATGTACCATATACTACTAAACATTATAATTATATGAACGAAATGAAAGAGAAAAAAAATAATAAAAAACTAAATTTTATTGATAAAAATATACTTATAGTGGAAGACGATGAAGATAGTACAATAATAATGAAATCTTATCTGCAGGGAACAAATGCTACTATATTTAATCTAACAAATGGTGAAAAAGTTTTAGAATTTATAAAAAACAATGACGTCGATTTAGTTGTTTTAGATTTAGGTTTGCCAATAAAAAGTGGTTATGAAGTTTTAAAAGAAATAAGAAAAGTGAGTGAACGTTTGCCTGTAATAATAGAATCAGCGTTAGCCATGCCAGATAAGAAAAGTAAAGCTTTTGATTTAGGTTGTGATGATTTTATTACAAAACCTTTTCGTAAACAAGAATTTTTAAACAAAATAGACAATTTATTATAAATAACAAAAAGAAATATATATTACCATGAATTCAGTTACCGAACTTAGAAGAAAACAAATAAATGATTATATGTCCACGATAGAGTTGAGTGAAGATTCAATTAGTGTTAGTCGAATAAAATTAGATCTTTGTCAAATATTAGGTGAAAAACCAGGAGTCGAACTTCAATATAAATCAGAAATGTTAATTACCGAAGGTGGTAATCAAGAACGAAAAAAAGAATTAGAATCTATAACTATTTTTTATTCATACGAAGATAATGATGGTCCACATTTTGATAAAATCTCGTTTTTTATATAATTTTTCTTCTTACGTTATAAATTTTTCTCCATTTATCATCCAATTTATCCCAAAAAAACACTCCACTTGGAGTGTTTGCCCATTCAAAAGAACTTGTTATGATATTTTTATCGAAACCATACCTAAAATTATTTCTTACAGAATAACATGTATAATCCACATATTCTTGATATGCATTATTATCTATTAAAAATTGTCTAAATGTATCATTAGTTATAAAATCATCATAAGATTTTGCTTTTTCGAGTGGTTCATGATTCATACCCAACTTCCCATTTTTATACCAACGAACACCTTCATCTAACGGTTGGATTTCATCTTCAAGGTCATCATCATAATAATTTTCATCATCATCGGATCCATACATTTCTTTATATAATTTTTTCCATTTTGTATGTAAATTTTCCCAAAAAGATGTGCCACTATCAGTTCGACTCCAATACAAAGAATTATCGAGGATATTTTCATCGAAATAATCTTCAAAATTTTCTTTATATTCGGTTTTTATACATTTTATATATTCTTCCAATGCCCCATTATTATCTAAAAATTGTATAAATTTATAATCTTCAATAAAATCAGTATCGATTTTTTTTTCTTTGTAAAATTCAGGATCTTTACCAACTAATTTACCACCCTTGAACCATCTAATTTCTTCATTCGAATTTTCAAGTTTACCTTTTTTATACCAACGAATTTTAGATTGTGGTGCATCTATTTTTTTTAATTTTATTAAAATATCTTGATTTGCAAAAATATGAAAATTAGTGTTAAGATTATTAAGATTATGTTCAATTTCAACATTTATAGGATAAGTTATTTTTGTATTTACAGGGTATTGTATTATTTCGATATAATTAGCATATATGAAGGTTGCCATAGCATAATAATGTTTAACATATGCTATTGTATCATATGGCATATTACGCATATCTGTTGTTAATCTTTTCAAATTTATATAACCAGTGAAATATTTATTGAGAATTTCTAAATATTCATTCTCCTTGTCTGGAATTAACATGACATCACTTTTGTCTTTTAAAATATGTTTCATTTTAAAATCAGAAACAGTTTTATCTTCAATAAAAAAATTGTTAATGATTTCAAAAGATTCAAAAGATTTTAATTTATCAATACTCATATGGTTTATATTAAATATTATTTTAATTATTTATATTTTTTATATATTAAAAATTAATTCTAAAAAAACTTTTTTAAACATGAGAATATCCAGAGAGTATATATTATACATTAAAAAATAATAATAAATATGAATGGTTAAATTTAATTTAATAATAGACGGTAACTATATGCTAATGCGAGTCGTTCATATTCTTCATAAAAACCAAATTCTAACCTCCGAATTATATAATGTAATAGAAAGAGATTACACTACTCTAACAAAATTATATCCTTTTGATAAAGTATATTTTGTATCTGATAGTGTTAGAAATTGGAGAAAACAATTTTTTGAAGGATATAAAGGAACCAGAAAAAAAGATGATAAAATAGATTGGAATTTTGTTTTTAAAGAATATGATAAATTAAAAGAACATTTGAAAACCAGAAAAAATTGTGTTCAAATGCAAGTAGACAATCTTGAAGGCGATGATATAATAGCATATGTCATGAAAACCCTTAATAATAAAGGACAATCTAATTTTCTTATGTCTAATGACAGCGACTTATTACAATTAATTTCATATGATCTAGATAAAAATTATATCAATATAATGTATAATTATAAAATGACAGATGATAGAGTATTCGTTCCGCGTTATTATGAAATATTTACAAAACACGTGAGAGATTCTTATGTAGATGATATTTTTGATGAAAATAATGAAATAGAATTTCTTTCGTTTTTAGATGATTTCATAAGAACAAGAAAAATCAATCTTATTAATTCAGAGGAAGAATTATTTACAAAAATAATGGGGCATAATAAAGATAATATAAAATCTATTTATTTAAAAGGAGATAGAGGAATTGGAAAAAGTGGAATATCAAAAATTTATAATACTTATAAAGAAACATATCCAGAACCAATAAATTTTAATTCTCAAGAATTTAAAGATAGATTAATCGAACATGTTAAATTGTATAAGAGAATAAAAGATAAAAATATGGATGAGAATATAAATGAAAGATTAAAAAGAAATCTTACATTAGTCAAATTAGACGAAGAATCTATGCCAACCCAGTTGTATGCTCAGATGAAAAAAGAAATTAAACTCGTTTGATTTTCATAGAGTTCATTAAAGAAAACAACTACTTCCATATATTTTATAAAAAAACCGTCAAATGAATCCAAATTACTTTGGTACCAAATGACGGTTTTTATTTTATATTAAAAAACTTTTACTCTATGTTTTTATTTTGTTTTTCCAATTTAGATTTATATTTAGCTACTAAAATTTGAATACTGGAAGTTATATTATTTAATATTTCATTTTCCATATTCTTTCTATCCATTTCCACTTTATCATCGAACATTTTTTTCATAATATCAGATGTTTTTGAAGGTATTTCATAATCATACCTATATTGATAATTTACAGTAGTCAATTTAGAATGTCTCTGAGGATTATATTCGAATATTATAAAAGTACTAATATCCTTATTCATAACATATTCTTTGGTTACAATATACATTTTAATGACTTCTTTTGGACTCAGATATTTAACATTATTGTTGTCCATTAAAGTGTATTTGAAAATATCAACACCGGCTTGAGTGTATGGATCTAAAACATCGTCTTTATCAAATTGCTTTATAATTTTATTAAAATAGTTCATTAAATTCTTTTTGAATTTTTCAGTTGTTGGTTTCATTTTTAATTATATTAACCTTGTTTATATTAATGAATTCTGATATCAAATCCCTTATTAGGATATTTAAATTTAAGCATTTCAAATGCAGTTTTTTGAGCCTTTTTATAAGAAAACTCTTCCAGTTCAAAGGTTTCAACTATTTTATTTTCCTCTTCAATACCATCGCTAACATATGCTATACATTTGTATGATATTTTTTTATTTAAAATACGATTGCTGATTTCTTTAATATAATTAAACATAATAAAAAAATTATTTTTTTGATTATATGTTTATATAATAAACTTTGTTGAAAGTTTATTTTTTTGGAGATAGCATCACCCAAAGTCTTTTGCCTTCTAATCTGGGTAGATTTTCCGGTTTACCAAATTCCATAAGTGCATCTACAAATTTAAGTAATAAAATATTACCTTGCTCTATGTAATTATTTTCTCTACCGGAAAAAAATACAAGTGCTTTAACTTTATCCCCGTCCTTTAAAAAATTAATAGCGTGATTTAATTTAAAATTGAAATCGTGCTCACCAGTATTATATGTCAAGCGTATTTCTTTTATTTTAAATTTTTTACTATTCTGTCTTTGTAGTTTTTCTTTTTGCTTTTTTTCGTATAAAAGTTTACTATAATCAGCTATTTTACACACAGGTGGATTAGAATCTGCTTTAATTTCAATTAAATCCATTTCAGCGTCTTCCGCCATTTTTAAAGCATCATAAAACGAAAGTATTCTGGATTCAATACCATCACCAACTATTCTAACTTCACTGACATTTTTAATTTGTCTGTTAATTCTTTCAGTTGCTTCTTTTTTGCTCATAAAGCTTTTGTTGTTTTTTTCTTTCAATTTATACTATCTATTTTTGTTATAATATCACCATTAGCCCATACACATATTCTCCGAGGATTATATTCATATGATCTATAAATCGATTTACCATTCTGATTTACCACAAAGATAAAAAAAGGAGGTTTTATTTCTTTGTTTGCCTCATTAATACTTTTATTAACTAGGTATTCGAAATCTTGTTTTTCCATTTTATTTGATCATTATTTTTTATTTTAGTTCTGGATAATATTTTAAAAAATTTTTAATATACCCATCTATATTGGCAGATCCAACCATGTTAGATGAATGTATAATATATTCTGGAAATTTTTTATTATTTTTAAGACAGTATTCACATAACCATACAGCACAATCATAACCTGTCATTTCTCTATCTGTAGAAACATAATATTCCCCCCATGATGAAAATTTAGTACAACCCTTTAAATCGTAATGTTCAAATCCAATATCATGATCAAAAGATACTAAAGTAGGTACACCATTTTTAATAATATATGAAATAAATTGATTATAGTTTTCTACAATAATCCAATTCATATTCACATATCTTTTATCCCGTGTAGATATAAATGCCATACGTGTATCACGAAAATCGTCTAGGAATAGATTATAGCTCATCGATTCATTTAATTAAATAATAATGCAAATATAAGTCTTTTTATTCATTTAAAAAAATTAAGATTCTTCTTCTTGATGATAAAGTTTGGTAGTATCTTCAGTAGCCAATTTTTCAAGAGTTTCTCTTTCTTCTTCTGACATTCCATACCCTCTTGATAATTCATCTATAAAATTACGCAGAATGAAGGTGATTTTCGTTTCTTTATCGTTCATTATTGTTTTTAATTTATTTTTTCTTATTTGTTTAAAAAATTATTAAATTAATTTTTGATTCTTGTACTATATATTTATTTTAAAAAATCTCTTTTGTTAAATTCTAATTTATCGACACTTTTATAAAAATTTTCAACTTTGTAATATTTCATATATGTCTCAACAACATTATTATAACTTATATTATGAATATTGCTTTCTATTGCCCATGTATCTGGTTTTATATATGTTTCTACATTACTGTGTCTATTTATATCAACTGTATCAATTTTATTAATAATTGAATTTTTAACTTGTTCAAATTTAGCTCTTGTCAAAAATGATAAATCCGATAAAGTTTCATCTATAGCTTCCATTAGTCTTTCAACTTTATCATCATCAGTTTCTGTTGATATTATATTTAAACCGGAATAATCACTCATACGATCCAAATTACATCTTATATAATATGCCAACCCGGATTTTTTTCTAATATTTTTATATAAAGGTGAGTTTATACCATTCGATAAAAGATAATTAATAAAAAATATTACAGGCCAATCACTTTCAATGATAGGTGAAAGATATATAACAGATGATTTATTTAAAATACTCGTATGTCTATCATATTCAGCATTTGAATTAAAATCATATTTAATATGATGATGATTATTGAAATTATTAAATTCAATATCACTTTTAAATAAACTATTTTTCGAAACATTTATTATTTTAGAAGGTTTGCTAAAATATGTAGAAAAATGTGTTTGACATACATCCAATGTTAATCGTTCGATATCCTTTTTCCTACCTATAGTATTATAGGAGTCGAATAATTTACGATATAAATTTAATAAATGCGATGTACTTTGCATATTAAAAATAGAAGTATATTCTTCTAATAAAATCGTTTTTTCTAATTCAAATTCATTTGGAGTTAAATTTAAATATTTTAATCTGTCTAAAAATTCATATTTATATTTAGAAACATGTTTATCTAATCCACTAAGATAAAATACAATATTAGTGGGTGAGGTGTAAGCATTCCAAGCAACTCCACTATCTTGAAATTTTTCAACTAATTCATCATTAATGTTGTGGCTCATTAAATGCTCTATTAGGTGTGATATTCCGTAAATTCCGCTTTTTTCATTTATTACTGTTCCGTTGTATATTACATAGAATCCAGAGAGTTCGGTTTGACTGTCGACATTAAGTATCATTATTAGTATTAGTTTTACATAACTATATATATATATTTTGCTTTTATTTTTTGATATACCCAATTTAATATATAAGAAAGTAATCTTTCATGATTACGATATTTCTTTAAAATAAAGTCACAACGAATGAAAGTTTTCAATATAAATGATAGTTATTTCAAATATCAAAAATGTTTTTCTGGCATAACATATCAATATGTTAATCAATTAAATAACATATATGAAAAAAATCTTATGGTAGGTACTAATTATTGTACTTATTGTATGTATAACGAATTTGATATTATTAATAATTTTATGGTTAATTTATATCAAATAGATATTTGTAGTACGACTAATTTAGATTTAAATTCTAGATATTATCAAATAGACAATGCATATATCAAAACAGGACATAAGGTTTTATTGGTTAATCAGACAGATCCGAGAGAGAATGATATTTATAAAGTAAATACTAAGGGGCAACTTATATTAACAGATGAACTTTCTACCCCAACCAAAACATGGAGATACAAAGCATATATAAAATTAGGAGATAATAAAAGTAAGCAATTTCATTTAATGAATTCAGGAAATCGATTTCCACTTACAGGTGAAAGAAAATATTTCTTAGATGGACACGGGTATATTATTAAAAGTCTTTTTAATTATGATATTAACTCCACAGATTCTATTTCTCGCAAAATAGTGTTTGCAGATTATGAGTTGGCTAGGATATCTGTTAATCAAAATTATGATTTATATACTGGATTTATTATACCTACGGGTATAACTTCTTTTGATGTCTCATATCATGGTGGAGAATATTTAATCACAATAGATAGTGACACAACTAAATTTATAACTACTGGCATAACTTCTGGAAGTACAATATATAATTGGAATGATAATTCTAATAATGGATCTGGTTATCAAACGTACATCACAACAAATTCTACTTTTATATCTAATGCTAACATATATGATTATGTAAAGCTTGAAATATCTGGTAGTACAAACTTAACACTTCATACTTTTATTAAAGAAACAGGGGCAACATATGTAGTGTTAGCTGACTATATACCAGATTATGTATTATATAATTATATTAATATTATTACTGGTAGTACATATACATTCACAAATCTTCAATTTTCAACTTCAGCTGATTTCAATAACACACTACTTGATTCTTTTTATGCTAAATATTTTAATCTCAGTATAAACAATAATACTTCTGAAGTTACCATAATTCCATTTAATAATCCAATGAATAGTTATTTCGATTACGATGGTTTAGTTTTTAATGTAACATCAAGCACCGCAACTAATAATTTTAATTTTACTACAAATAATGATTATATAAAATATAAATTATATGAACAATTAAATAATATAAATTCTTCTGTATTTACTCAAAGTTATAATTTCTTCACACCATTTGAATTATTTTATACTGGGTTTACATTAGAATACAGAGACAATAGACCTGATACTGTTACTTATCCTGGGACATATGGAGATCAAAAAGGTACATGGGTTAAAGTCATTCCTAGCACAAAAAGTGATGTAAATCGCTTTAAAAAAAATACGTTTGTTAATTTAGATATTAATGGTGATATACATAAAACATTAATTGTAGATTTAGTACCTAATGAATATTTTACCATAGAGACATATAAATCAAATTCTGCTTTAACTGAATCTAGTTTTAATATTAAAACAATTTATGATTTAGAAACAATTTCTAATATACTATATGATGTTTTTCTTAACGATGAAACGCCTACATGTGAAGATTATTATAGAATAAGAGATGATGATATGAGAAGAAATATTTTCAATGCTTACGCTGATTTTATAAGTCAGGATATAAATGTAATCAATTATTCTACTGCATTTTTGATGCAGGATGCTGAACATAAATTTATTTTAAAAATATATGATCCAGAAAACACATTAAATGGTGGAACATTAAGACCTCCAACAGTTGTAACTATTTTAGATAATATACCAACATCAACTGGAGCTACTTTATCAGGTCAAATATTAGAAGATGGTGGTTCTCTAATAACAGAAAGAGGGATTCAATATTCAGACATTAAAACAAATTTAAATTTAAGTGTAACTTCACTAATCGGTACGGGAACTACTTATGATGAATATGATTGTAATATAATAAATCTACAATCAAATAAAATATATTATTATAGAGCATATGCTAAAAATGAACAAACAACTGGTTATGGTGAAATTTATTCATTCTCAACTTTATTAATTTAAAATAAACAAGTATAATACAAAAAATATGGATTCAAAATTAAAATTAAAACCGATAGAATTAATAGACATAGGAATAGATAAACACACTAAAATACCAGTTCCAATTCTATTAGAAAATACAATCTCTACATATGATATAGAGAATGGTTTACCTTCAGATGTCTTTACATTAATATTTGATACAAATTATGCAGATTCTTCCAAGTTTATAGCATCTATGACATCGGTAGACTATGACATTATCATTTCTATTGATTGGGGAGATGGCAATGTTATCGAACGACAACCTATTCAAATGACAGGTAATCAAATCGAACATACATACAACACTAATGGTATTTATACTGTTACAATTTCCGGATGGTTAGAAAAAATTATAAGTCTTATTGTAATCATGGGTGGAGTAAAGGGAGTAAATATTTCAAATATTAAAAAATTAGCATATATCGATTTTAGTAATAATTTACTTACTTCTATTGATATTTATGGTCTAGTATATTTAAAAAATATATATTTAAAAAACAATTATTTGACGAATGATGAAATAGACGATTTATATATAAATACAGACACTTGTTTAACATATTATGGTGAATTATTTACAGATGGTGATAATAATGGTGTTCCTTCTATATATTCACAAACTCAAAGAGATAGTTTAATGTCTAAGGGTTGGACAATTACAGAATATAATAATTAAAATAAAAAAAAATTAACATGGCTTTTAAAGTTCAAATAGTAAATATAAGTCAAAATTACGATAATATAATTCTCACCAATGGATTAACAATAGAAATGGTGAAAATTAAATATAATTGGATTCTCAACGCTAATGTAAAAAATTGTATTTTAGGAGAAGATGATTATGGATTAGTATGGTATTCTGGTGAATGGTTATGTGGTGAATGGGAAAAAGGTACCTGGTATTCTGGAATATGGCATGACGGCGTATGGAAAGATGGTAAGTTTTATTCATATTTAATTGACAAAGCTATGATAATTTCTAATAGATTTGTTGTTTTAGATAAAGCGAATAATTATTCTGAATTTAGGAATGGTATTTGGAAAAATGGTGATTTTTATAACGGAACATTTGGTTATGATTCAAATTTAAACAAAGAAGCATCATATAATGACATAATAACTATAAACTTCTCGACTGCTTATTGGGAGAATGGTAGATTTTACGATGGAATATTTAAAAAATCAGTTTGGTTTGATGGTGTATTTTATGCTGGAGAAATGGAATCTTCATATTGGATAAATGGTAGATTTTATTCAGGAACATTTAATTTTCATAATCCACAAGGACCAACTAATTGGTTTAATGGATACTGGTATGGTGGCGATTTCGTTGAAGGTAATTGGTTAAATGGTACATTCGATCAAATATCAACAAATATAAAAAGTAGATTTGGAACAGCTGGTGCTGTAGACTCTTATACGATATGGTCAAACGGCAATTTTATTAATGGCGAATTTCATTCAGGGTTAAATTTAGATTCTAGTGGAAATACATTACCAAGTATAACAGATGGTTTAACACATTGGATAAATGGTAATTTTTATAATGGTAAATGGTATGGTGGATATTTTTTATCTGGTGTATTTCACAATGGTGAATGGTTTAGTGGTATATTTAATTCGACATTAGGTGAAGGTGCTCGATACAATTGTATATGGGAATATGGCAATTGGTATACTGGACTGTGGGTTAATGGTGTTTTTAAAAATGGGCATTTTTATAGTGGAATGTGGTTAGATGGTCTTTTTTTAAGTGGTTATCTTTCAACTGGTTCAGTTGAATCGCCTGTAGAACCACAAGAATTATTCAATGACGTTGTTCTTCCTACAGTATATGCGGATTCAATAATAAATATAACATCAAGTGGTGGTACATTTTTAGGTAAAGTGACAAACAATGGAGGAGCATATATACTAGACAGAGGAGTTTGTTGGACAACGTCAAGTGTTAATTTACCAATAAATGAGAATTTTGGAGATAATTATTATATTTCAGATCAAGGTACAATGGGTGAAATGAGAATACTAATCGCTGGATTGTCATATAATACAAGATATTATCTTAGAGCATATGCTATAAATGTAACAGGAATATCTTATAGTAATTTGATTAATTTTATAACAACAGACGATATAATAGGATCACCAAGTGTCGTAACATTGGACCCTATTAATATTATACATGATGGGGTTCAATTAAAAGGAATAGTAAATGCTTCATCAACTGGTTTAATTAGTGAATGTGGATTTTATTATTCAAGTACACACGACGTACCGGATGATACTGACATTTTTGTTTCTGGTGTTCCATTTACAACCATAAGTGTTAATTATTTATCAGAAATTACAAATGGATTAAATGAAGGAACCCTTTATTATGTTAGAGCATATGCATTGAACGCAAATGGTCCAGGATATGGTGAAGTAAAAACATTCACTACTAAAACAGGATCAACTATGACCATTCCAACTGTTGAATTTGCTCCAGCTATTTCACAAAATAGTATTCCACCAGATATTTCGAGTATATGGTTTTGGAATATCACATCAAATAGTGCAAAAACTAAAGGTAATATAACAGATAATGGAAATGATTTCGTGACAAGTTATGGCGCTTGTTATTCACAATCGAACATATTACCAGATCATAATGATGAAATTATTCAAGTTCTCACTGGTACAACTGGTTATTTCTATTTAGACCTAACAGGTTTGAATCCCAATACGATTTATTATGTTAGACTTTATGCTAAAAATTCAATCGATTATGGATATAGTGAAATGCATACCCTTACAACTACTAATATATTTACATTACCAACAGTAACTATGGTTAGTGTAGAAAACGTATAATATTAAAAAAAACTAAAAATTGATGCTTAAAAGTATTTATTGTGTAGGAAAAATTGAAAATACAGGAGGAATAAATATAACAGAAAAAGGATTTGTATATTCTGATACTGTAGAATATCCAATTATAAATTTATCTGGTTGTACAAAAGTTATTGTTACTAGTCAACCATCTCCCAGTGGTGAATTCTCAACAACTATTGGAGGATTACCAGAAAACACTCGTTTTTTTATAAGAAGTTTTGCAACTAACCTCATTGGTACAGATTATAGTGATAATGTAAGTAGTATAATAACAACTGGTTCCGGAGTTTTACCAACTATGATTATTAAATCTATAAATAAATTAACAGATATCGAACAAACTATATATGAAGTTGGTACAGTAAATCAATTGGTTGTTAGTGGAATAACTACACAAAATGACGAAACAATATTTACAAATCTATCTATTTCACAAAATAGTATTCCACCAGTTTCTAACCCGATAAGAAGTTGGAGCAACGTATTAAAACGAACATTCAGAACAGATGAATCCCCGTCATCGGTTTTAGTTAATTTCACACCATTTGGAGATAATTCAGAATCTTTAACCATTACACATTCATCGGTTTATGTATGCGGACAAAATCCGACATATAATATTAGTGCGACTACACATGCAGACGCTATTTTTCCGTATCTTTGGGAAATTGTTAGCACTTATGCGGTTTCACCAAGTTATTATAATCCAGGAGTAACAAACACAACCAATTATTTATATTATCATGCTTCAACATATGTTTC